ATCTCCAATACTTTCTGAGGGTAATCATTGTTTGTGCCGTAACCCTTAATTTTCTTTGAAGTTATATATACATTCCGCTCAACCCGTGGTGCTGTTTTTGTAGCGGAAACTCGCATTATTTCTTAGTATTAGGTTTCTTAACAGGTTTCTTAACAGATTTCTTTTCTGCTGCTGGAATTTCTACATTAACTTTAGCCTTCTCCTTTTCAAGATTTGTAATAATAACATTGAGTTCCTCACTTGTGAATAGTTCGATAGGGCTTTCCGGAGCCGACTTGAATCCAAGTTCAAGAGCATGGTCAATCAGGAGTTTCCGTTTTACAGGATCTTCCTGCGCAATCTTAGAGGGCGGAAGTATAATTGTCTCCGGCGGAATAATCCGTGCCTCTCCCTGGAAATTATGTCTTGATGGCACAGGCGGGGATGGAATCAAAGGCGGTGCCGTTACTGTTGTTATAAACTTTGATGCCATCCGTGCAAAAAGCTGTGCTTTCTCAGGACATTGCCTGAGATGCCATTCCGCAAGTTCGTCTGTTATAGTATCGTTAGTGCAAGTCTTTTCAGGATGACCGAATGACTCAAGTAAAACTCCACGTTTCAATTCATAATTTGGTGTTGCCATTTCTGTTATTTTTTTAAATTCAAATAATTTCATAATCTTAAGTAAGGCTTCGATATAACAAGTAGAACATCTTCCGTTTATATCTTCGCCAATTAATTCTTTATATACTGTCCTGATCTTTTGTTTTCTATCATAAGTCCGTTCTTTTTTATTATTAATATAATCACGTGCAAATGATAAAACTATTTCGATCATATAAAAAAGTGCGGCGATTAAACCGCACTCATTTTAAGGGCAGCACGGTGCAACCAAAGACGCCAAAGCCAGCCGAGTCGCGGCAAGCGAGCCGCCAACAAAATAAGTCAGCGGCATATATGATTCTTTCAGCTTTTCATGACATCCGGCAGTAAGTAACCAGCCTCCAAGAAGCTCATCAGAATTGGCATCACGTTCGGCAGCATTAAGTTCCAGTCCGAAATCCCATCCAAGGATCTCGAATACAGTTCGCCCGGCAGCATATGGAGGATCAGCAGGTTTATTATAATTATTTTCCTGAATGATCATGAAGCGACTATCCTTTGCATTCTCAATCCATAATTTTACCTCCGGAGTATTATCAAAAATACGGAATACAAAACCATGATCCCATACTTTCTGATAAGTCTTCTTAACCATTGATGTTTTATGTTCATTCGAATAGTTATAGCCGGTGACACAATAAGCATAACAATCCGGAGAGACAGTTTTCAATACAAGTTGTGTGCAAAACAATGCATTGTTTGGATCAAAAGTGCTCAGGTCTTTATCAACGCAATCAAAGTTGATAAAGTACGCTAAATCCTTAATACCTGGTACGAGATTCGCACAGTTTTTAAGGATACAATCTACAATTTGATTACATCCTATTGTCATTTTTACCTCCTATCTTCCTACCATGAACAGCCTGTCATCAAGTATCTTGGCATCAAATGCATCAACAGCTTCGATACGATTGAGACGGGTTGTTGGGTCATAGAAGGAATTTATGTTTTCAAACAACGAAGTACAGGCCATACCAATGTTCAAATTTGATACAGTTGTGTAAACTACACGATGTGGATCATTCCAGCGAACACCGTTATTTTCATAAGCACGAATGAACTGATCCCAGAGTGGAATAGAGACTATCCGTATCCCATCCCATGTTGCAAATTCAAGGCCGTTGATCATCAGTTTGTAATCCTGAAATGCTGTTCCGAGTGCCTGTAATTGCCTGCGCAAACGGTCAAAAACCGAGCGGGTGACAAGAAGCACTCTGTCAGGCTGCATCTGTAATTCAGAACATCCTGCATCAATAAGCCTATTGACATCATTATAAATCAATAATGGAGTTGCAACAGCCTGTTGCTGTGCATATGAAGCCTGAGTATTGCCTGTCATTGCCTGAAGTTGAAGCGGACTACCAGAATAAATAGCAGCTAACTGAACCCAGAAACCGTTAAGAACATTGAAAAAAGCAGGATCAACTCCGGGAGTCAGAACACCTAGGTTGAAATTTGCGGCATTGGTATTGCCAAACCAGGCATAACGGAAGACTTCTTTAGGCAAATCTTTTGCATAAATATTTGCAATGAAAGTGAATATCTCTGTCTTTTCCAAATCATAAGGATTCGTACAGTCGATATAAAGCCTCATCAGTGAGTTTTCTATCTCATCTATACAAATATCATTGATAAATTCAAGATATTTAGGTTCCCATGTTTTTTCAACAGCGATAGCTTCATGACATTGAGCTACCGGGTTACAAGCCTGAGCAGCTTTTAAGATAAGCCCAAAAGTCCCAGGTATAATACCTATTCTCTTGTCATTTTTGATTCCTGTTACCAGCGTATGAAATGAACTGAGTTCAGGTGCTTCAAGAACAGCGGTAACAATCAATTCATTTAATGCCCTGAGTTCATCAGGTGAAAAATGAAGATGATCAAGATTGATTTTGTGGCCGCACTGCGGCGAAGTGATTGGCATAATTATTCTCCTTTATCTTTTAAATTTTTCATTAATTCTCTTACTTTATTGAGATTGATATCCCCGACTTTTTCAACTGAACTGAACTTTGTCCGGCCTTCCGGCTTCCATGAATTTTTCAATCCCTGAAGTTCTGTGATAAGTGATTTTGCCTCAGTCTCTTTGGCTTTGAATGAGGCTTCAGCAGCGATAAGATCAGGTTTTACTTTATCAGCAGCCGTGACTTTTGCCTTTTCAGCGTCAAGTTCTGCCTGAAGCTTTGTAATCTTTTCATTTGCCAGTTCGAGTTCTGATTTGGCAGCAGCAGGTTCTTTGATCTCTGAAATCGTACCATTAGCAATGACAATAGTCTTTCCATCAGCCATAACAAATGAGCCATCCGGAATAGCTTTGTCCCCAACAGCCGGAGCACCTGATTCCTTTTCGAGTTTAAATTCCTTCCCGTCCTTGTCTTTCAAGGTCTGATCTTTGGCCGGGAGCCGGGAAAAATTCTTGATCTTATCAAGTATAGTATCAAGTTTTTCTCCAAAAGTTTTAACATCCTTTTCTTCCATAATAAATTTATTTTTTGGTTTTATAAATGCGTATGCCTTTACAGGCTCAATTATTTTCGTTGCGAATCCAAGTGAAAGCATATCTTCTGCTGATAACTTGGTGTCTTCCTTCATATATTCAGCGAGTTTTGCCTTATCGGTCCCGGTTTTCTCTGCATAGAAATCAAGGATTTTGGCTTCTTCCTGTTGCAGTGATTCTGCTATCTTAAGAAGATCAGTTGATTCATATTGATCTGCTAATGTATAAGGAGGTATAAAAGGATTATGAATCAGGCCGTCAGCATTTTTCATTATCTCACGTTCTGATCCTGCCAGAAATACAATAGTAGCAATACTATAAACTTTACCTTCACCGATAGTTTTTATTGCCTTGCCGGAATTAACTAAGAGATCATGTATTGCCCATCCTTCATCAACAGAGCCACCTCTGGAATTTATCTTAACTGTAATTTCAGTTGCTTTTTTATGTTGATCTAAAAATTCGGAAACTGATTTTGAAGTTATCCCTTCAATACCATCATCAGTTTCACCAATATCTCCATAAATTTTTAAAATAGCATTTTCCATATCTTTACTCCCAGTAGCAGGTTCAAATGAAATATAATTCACATTATTATCTTTAAGCCATTGTTTAGCTTCTTTGATTGTGAACTTATCAGCCTTTAATCGGTAAGTTTGAGTAACCATTTCATCACCACCGGATTTGAGTTTACCAATTATAATATCAACTCCATCAGTAATATTTTTCCTGCGGAATGAATCCTGTTTAAATTCTCCGGGATCTTTTACTCTTGCACTATGTTCGTTTGGTAGTGGCATAATTAGTTTCCTTGTCCTCCCCCTACACAATCCAAAATATCAGTTGCTAACCAAATACTGGTATCACAGGCCGTCCAGTCATTGATATAATACCATGTACCGAAGATTGCCCAATAAGCATAACAAACATAAAATTCATCACCGCCCATGCTCTTTATTTTAAGGTAATATCCCTAAATAAATAAATCCAAAAAAATCAATCACATCATCTCCTGCTATTACCGTTGTAGAATTAAAACTATAAGCAAGCAAAAACAATCCATCTATAATATCACCCATAACTTTTTATTTAAGGCATCCACATGCCACATTCAAAAATAAAATAATAGGGATAATCGGAAGTCTCCTGCGGATAATTGTCGTCGTGTAAGTCATATAAGACTGGGGCTAAGTACATATTCCAAGGTTCACAACAGGTTTCATCCATCTGTTTAAAATATTAGTACAAATTTAAACATATATAAGAAATGACATATATAGATATATGGATTTTTAGTGTACTATATTTGTCAGTAATAAAAAACCCCTCATTTCTGAGAGGTTAAATATCTTTTAGGATTCCGTCCCCATGAACAATAAGTAGACAATTTTTGTCCAAAAGTGCAATCTTCAAATGTCGGAAATGCATTTTAATCTTATCACATAAAGCATGATCCAGATGCGGATGGTTAGTCATATCGACACCGAACAAATGAATCTCCGTTGCACCATAAACTTTATAAGCAATTTGAACAGCGACAAATGGTGAACAATATGATTTATAATATCCCGGTACATCTAAATTAACATATCTGTCAGCAGGATAACCCGGCGAAATATCTATCTTCTTGAAATCCGGCCTCGCATCCCAATTAACGATTTGACTATAAAATGCCTTTGGTTTGCTTTCGTCAATATATTTCAACCGATCCTGATTGAAAACTTTTTGGTAATTCAGACAGACAACGACATCAGATTTGATAACTCGCCAAATATCATTGACACCGATAGATAATTCAAAATCTGCCTGGTTAAACAAACCAATCGACGGACCTAAACCGAGTATTGCTATCTTTGCCATCCTGCCTCTATTTCCGGTAATCCTCTTTTACGTCTTTCACTCCGTGTCCCGCTTGTCGGATGCTGAATATATTCACTCCCATAAATTGAAGCTCCGGGAAACTCTTTTAAGATCCTATCTGATAAACCCCTTTGTTTTATCTCATTCATGGCGTGAATACAAGGCGCCCCGTGATGAACGTACGGCGGGAACTTCTTATAATTTGCCACATTGATAAGTTGAAAATAAGGATGCAGATATTTTGTCGATGCATTTCT